ATCGATGTGTATTCGTCTGACTTCGGTGATTTAGAAGTAGTACCTAACAGATTCTCTAGAGAAAGAGATGCTTTAGTTCTAGATATGGACTACTGGTCTGTAGGGTTCTTAAGAGACTTCACAATGCATGAACTTTCAAAAACTGGTGACTCAGAGAAAAGACAACTACTTGTTGAGCTTACTATGATCTCTAGAAATGAAGGTGCTTCAGGTGGAGTATTCGACTTAACAACATCATAATCTATAAATGTATAGGGGAGTAACCTCAAAATACTCCCCTTGCATAAATCCAAATATGAAGTATTAAGAGGTCAATAATACGGAACATAAAAAGGAGAAAACATGAGAACATTAAACGACTATTTTTTAACTGCTGAAATCGAAGATATTAGTACAGCATCTTCTACATTTGTTGCAGTACCTGATGGTGGTAGAGTAATTAAAATTATCTCTGCATTACAAGGTGCTATATCAGGTGGGAACGCTGCCCTATCTTTTGAAATCGGTGGAACAGCTATAACTGGTGGTGGCATTACTGTTGCACATTCAGGATCAGCTGCTGGAACTGTAGATTCATCTGAACCTACTGCTGCTAACAGAGTAGAAGAAGATGGTACAATCGAAATCATTACAGATGGTGGCTCTACTGGAGCTAAAAAATGTCTTATTACATTCGTGATAAGAAGATAATAAATTAGGGGGTGGCAACACCCCCAACTAAAGGAGAAATAAATGCACATAGCAATGAAACCAACATCAACTGAAAAATTAGCATCTTCAGGCACGTCATCTCAGACTGCTGCTTTTGCTGACGGAATAGAATACGTTAGAGTTATAGCAGATGCAGATTGTCATATTGAGTTTGGTGTTAATCCAACAGCAACAAATGCTAAGATTTTTTTAGAATCTAAAAGTTACGAATACTTCAAAGTCTCACCAGGTGAGAAACTAGCTGCTATAGGTTCTGCTAATGTTTACGTAACTCAATTAAGTGAGTAATGTCAATATTAAGAGCAAAAGAATCAGACGGAACTAAATATTTTGTAGAGTCTGATGGTAAAGTAACAGTAAAAAGATCACAAGATGTTAATCCTATTCTTCAAAAGAATAAAAGATTATACACACTCAATGATGGTTATACTAAAAGTAAAGACCTTAAACGTGTAGCTAGTATTCCAACTATGGTTTTAGAACTATGGGCTAGAGAATATAATGGCACTAATAACTGGTGGAGAATACCATTAATAGAGAGAAGAAAAATTTTAAAATTAAAACTTAACAGTAACGAGTATCGTTATTTTAGAACAGCATCAGGAAGAATGTAATGGCACTATCAACATACACAGAATTAAAATCATCAATAGCTAACTTCTTAAATAGATCAGATCTTACAACTGAAATACAAGATGATTTCATTAAGCTTGTAGAAGCAGATATGAATGCTAAGTTAAGAATTAGACAGATGGAACAAAATGATGATATTACTATTAATGCTGAAACAGTAACTGTACCAACAGGATTTATTGCTGTTAGATCATTTCATATATTATCAGGAGATACTAAATATCATTTAGAATACATAACTCCAGGTAATCTATTTGAAATAAAAGGAGGTTCGACTTCAGGTATGCCAAGAACGTATACTGTAGAGTCAGATAATGGAACTGAAAGTTTTAGATTCGCACCCTCGCCTGATACGAGCTATACAGGTAAGCTTCAATATTATAAGGCTTTTACTGCTTTGTCTGATAGTAATACCTCTAATTATATTTTGGCTAACCATCCTGCTATTTATTTATATGGCTCCTTATATCACGCTAGTAATTTTATCGGTGGCATCGACCCTAACCAAACGCAACAATGGTTAGGTATGTATTCAGCAGCTCTTGAGAGATGTGAGAATAACGATAGACAAGATTCATATGGATCTGCACCTGTTGTTCAAAGAACAGACGTAAGTACAGATCT